GCCGTCGGGGTCGCCGAGTAGTTACAGGCCGTCACGAGGCAGTTGCCGGACTTCTTGAGTGACCCGGTCGTGTTGCCCGCGGGTCCGTGCTCGTAGGTGACGATCGTCCCCAGGTAGCCCTCAAGAGTCGCGGCGTTCGACGTCTCGACGAACCCGGCGGCACTGATGGCACCGGAGCCGAGGCCCGCCACGAACTCCTCATCCTCGACGCCGAACGGCGTCGCGTCGTCGGCAGCCTTCCCGCCGTCGACGCTGATCGAGTTGGACTGACCCGACACGACCACCGTGCCGATCTTCAGGTACGTCTTCTTGCCATGGGGCTTGCTCATGTCGTGCTCCATTCAGGTGGGCGTGCAACAACGGGGCGGTGCCGGTCGTGGCACGCCCTGGATGGGTGGTTGGGGGCTAAGAGGCCTGGGCCTCGACGTCGAACTCGCAGCCGAGGTACGTGATCTCGCCGTACGTGTAGGACCCGAAGTTGCGGGCACGCAGCACGGTCGCCCAGTCCACGGTCCCGTCGAGCGTGTCGTCCGCTTCGATGACCGCGTTCAGGGTTCCGCTCGCCGCACCGGTCGCCATGACTGCGGCCACGTCCTCCTGGGCGGCATTGGCGTTCGTGCGCTCCACGAGGTAGCGGACAGTGAACGTCAGCTTGACGTCCCCGCCGAACGTCTCCAGGTAGTCGACGTCGGGGACCTTCACGATCCAGCACGGCACCGTCGGGTCGTCCTGGTTGCCGACGTAGCCACGGGCCTTCACGTCGTCCGCGTCCAGCGCAGCGGCGAGCGCGGTCATCGCGGCCAGGACGTCAGCCACCGTTGACCTTCACGAACGGGCGCAGCAGTTCACGGGCGTCGGGCTGGAGTTGGGCGGACAGGCGCAGCACGCCCATGTTGTCCGCGCCGCCGACGACACCTAGCGACACTGACGGCGACTTGAACAAGCGGATCGCCTGGAGCCACGCGGCACGGGACACCTGGGATGGGACGGCCGCCCACCCCCACACGCCCGTGATGCGAATGCGTTCCGGCTTCCAGCGGTACTCGGGGAACGTCAGCAGATCCCACGGTCGCGCCGGCAGCATCGTCGGAGCGTTCTCCGGACCGAACACCAGCCCCGTCGAGTCGTACGTCGTCCACGAGGTACCGGTGTAGGCCTCGATCAGCGACCACGACTGGAGGTCGTCGAGCAGGCATAGCCCATTCTCGACGGGGAACGACCGGACGACGGGGCTCTGCGTCGTACCGATGCTGCCGAAGTAGCGTCCGCAGTAGTCGTCGACCTGACGGGAGGCGTCGGATGCGATCTGCGTGACGTCCGCGATCGAGTCGGTGTCGGCTTCCTTGATCGCCAGTTTTGCGGCCAGTGCTTCGGCGTCGACGTAGGAGATCGGGTCAGTCACGAGGCTCTCCCTCCCACGGCGCTTGTGCGTCGAACATGGCCTCGGTGTAGAGCAGCGACTTGTGGTGGCCGACTTTGATGCCGGTGTGCACGTGGATCGGGTAGCCCATCTGCCGGGCGCGCAGGCAGAACGCGATGTCTTCACCAACCGGGTCGCCGTCGAGTTCCTGTTCCATGAACCACGGGAACGTCTTGTTGAACTGTCGCTCGTGCATCGCCACGAGGACACTGCGGTGGATCAGCAGGAACGCGGCGCCCGTCGCGTCGCACGAGACGAGCTGGTCACGCGGGTAGTCGACGGCGCGAACGCACGTCAGCTTCTCGTCGCGTCGGGTCAGTGTGTACAGGGTCGGGAACAGGCGTCCGTGCGCGGCTCCGAAGCACAAGCCGCCCAGGATCGGGACGCTCTCGGGATCGGCGACGGCCAGCATCCGGTCCACGGTGTCGTGGTCCCACTGCATGTCCGAGTCGATGAACAACAGCCATTCGGCGTCTGACGAGTGCTTGAGGAACCGCTGCACGAGCGTGTTGCGGGCGGCCGAGATGTTGGCGCTGCTCCACTCCTGCATGAGGTTCGCGATCCGGCGCGGGCCGGACATGTCCCACATGACGGTCGCCATCAGCGACTCGTGGAAGTAGCCGGACACCATGCCCGGGTGCAGGTAGGCGATGAACACCTTGCCCGACGACCGCTCGGCTTGGCGCTGACGGCGTGCCTGTCCCACATCTGCCTCCACGGGGTTCCACGTCTCGGTGTCGCACGCTGGGCGTGCGCGGGGCCGGCACCCGTGGAAGTGCCGGCCCCGCTTGCCCGCTGAGTCGGCGGGCGCCTTCTCCTCAGTGCGTCAGCACTTGAGGAAGCGGAAGGCGTTGATGTCCGTGCAGTCCGAACCCACGCGCTTGTGGGCCAGGATGCCGCGCTGGCCGGTCGGCAGACCGGACCCGTCGACGACGTTCTGCACGAACTCGATCTGCGTGCCGATCCGGTCGTAGATCAGGAACTGGGAGAAGTCCCCGAGGATGACCAGAACGTTGCCCGACGTGGTCGCGCTCGGCATGTCCGAGCTGGCCGCGATCTGGCTGCCGAGCAGGCTCGGCGGGGTGGAGCTGTTCAGGTCGGTCCAGAACAGCGACCCGTTCGCCGCGTTCGACATCTGCCGAACGGTGTTGAACGTGGCCTTGTTTGCGACCCACGTGGAGGTGTCCTCGTAGCGGGGAGTGACCGAGTTGAGCAGCGCGTACAGGTCTGCGCTGGACGCCGACGTGAACGCGCCACGGGTGGTCACGGTCACGGTCGACGCGACGGTCGCCGAGATGGCGGTCACGATGCCCTTGGGCTGCGTGCTGCCGTCACCGGAGACGAACGCCGTCGACTCCTTGTAGTCGAACGCCTCGCCGATCAGGCCCGGCATCTGCACCTGGAGGTTGGAGTCCTCGAAGATCTCGTAGGACGCCGTCAGGTACGCGGTCAGGTTGTACGCCGTGACCGACGGGTTGCTGAACGTCGGCGAGCCCTCAGTGAAGGCCGAAGCCTCCGCCTTCCAGTAGGTCGTCACGTTCCCGACCGAGACGCCGTTCCAGACCTTCTGCGTTCCCGTCTCAACCCGGGCGAGCCGGCGAATCGGGTTCTTGACCGCGGTGCCCGTCTTGATGAGCGTCGGGTCGAGCAGCGTCGGCAGCGAGTAGCCGCCCGCGTTGCCGGTCAGCGACAGCGCCCGAGCGACCTCGTCAGCCGTGCGAACGGCCGCGGACTCCTCCGGGGTGAACTGCCGGGCACCGAACGACGACATGAACGACCGGAAGGCCGACATGTACTCCGGGGAGCCGTGGGCGAGCGCGTACTTCGCGACGCCCGGGATCATCTCCACGGACTCGATCGCGGACTGCCGGAACGAGTCCGGCACGCCACCCGCGTACTTGGTGTCCGACATGGCGGTGACGGCGCGGGCGATGAGGTCCGGGTCGTCGTTGCGGTATCGGACGACCTCGCCCAGGTTCTCGAACGGGTCCTTCTTGACCATGACCTGCGGGGCGTGGAACGCCCGCTCGACCTTGGTCGGCTCGGTCAGAGCGGCGTTGCGGATCGCCTCGACCTGCTCGGCCCGCTCCACCGCCTTGTCGTATGCGGCCTTCGCCGCGGCGGCCTCCGTGATGGCGACCTCGAAGCGAGCGGTCTGCTCGTCCGTGGGGTTCTCGAGTGCGTCGAGCTCGGCGACCTCAGACTGAAGCGCCTCGAACGCCGCACGCAGAGTCTCGATCTTCATCGATGACTCCCTCCTGCCTGGCCTTCAGGCGCAGGCGGTTGTGTGTGTGGCTCCGACCTGAGGGCTCTGCCGTGGCGGCCAGCTCGTCGGATTCAGCGGCCTCGGTCGAGGGGCTGACGGCCCGCGCGGCGTCGTCAAGACGGGCAACGGGCAAGTTCAGGAGAGCGGCCATCTCGGCTCGCTCGTCGTCGTCCATCTCACGCAGTGCGCGGGCAATGTCGACGGATCGGACACCGAGGATCTCGGCGCCCGGGTACGCCGGGTACGGCGTCGGGCCGAACTCGCGTAGGGCGATCTCGGTGCGCGTCACCAGAGACAGCGACCCGTCTGCGCCAGGCTTGAATCCACCACGGGGCGTCTTGACGTCCTGGGCGATTATGCGCCCCGACCACGACATGCCCATCGGGTCGCCGTTGCGGATCGACTCAAGCACCTGATCGGCCAACGGGTTCGCGTTGTATCGCGACACCGTCAGCAGCCCGCGGCCGTCAGCCCTGACCTCAGTCGAGTTGCCGATCGGCACCGAACCGATATCGGACGCCGTGCCGAGAAGTGTCCGCCCGTGGTTGTACAGGACGGGGAACCGGCCACCGTTGCGGGAGATCGTCTGGTTGAACGCCTTCGGATCGACCTGCTCGCGGTAATGGCCCTCCCAGTCGACCACCTCGGTCGGCTGGTTGAACACCGCCGCATACGCCTCCACCGTGCGGCCCGTCCCGTCGGAGCGGATCGTGATGTCGTCCGGCTCGAACACGAAGGTTCGGAAGACAGCAGCCTTCATGCGAGGGCCTCCTTGTTCAGACGAGAAGCAGTAGGTCGGCGTCGTCCCGCATCCGGCGGATGTCGGCGTGGGGGTGCATGGATACGGCGTCGCCGCGAACCTGTTCATTGCGGAAGGTGGTCATGCCGTGGGCGGCGCCCGGTGCGGTCTTCCCGCCGCGGGTGCGCGCCTGGAGTGTGTGCGTGCCCGACGTGACGCCATGCGAGATGCGAGTTCCCGCCGTCAGTCCGAACGACGTCGACACGCCCTGCGCCGCGCCGGTCTTGCGGATGATGCGCGGGGCGGGAGGATCCTCCGCGCGCTTCGGCGTGCCGGGCTCGAAGCGGATGACCCGCCCACCGCTGCCCGGAACTACGGCGGGTGCGTCGGGGTCGTACTTCGTTCCCGTGATCGTGCCGGACGATGTGATCGACCCGGTGACCGCGCCAGGCTCGCCCTCGCGACCCACGACGGTCCCGCTCGACGTGATGCTTCCGCTGACGGTTCCGGTCGCTGCCCGTGGCGTCACGTACAGCCACGAGTTGACGACGGACGCGGCACGGTCACCCGTGCCGGCGGTCGCCCTTGACGACCTCTCGAACAGCGGGTCGAAGACGGGGCCGAACCCCGGAGGCGAGGTCGCCACCGCTACCCGCTAGCCGTTGACGATCTCGAGCAGAACGTCCGGCACACCAGACGACGTCGAGTCCGGGATGCACGTCAGCATCAGCGCCGAGTCCGCGTACACGATCGGCATGCCCGTCTTGTCGATGCCGTGGACGTCGCCGCCGTTAGCGTTCGGGACACGCTGCGTCCACAGGGGGCGCATGACCATGATGTTCACGGCGCCTGTCGCCGCAGCGGTGCCACCCACGACGACCGACTCAATCGCCCGCACACCGGAGTCACCGGCCTGCAACGGCATCTCAATGAACCGGTTCACGGTGAACGACGTCAGAGCCGCGGACGCACCCGTCGAGCGCCCCGTCGTGCCGGCGCTGTTCGTGTACGTGACAGTGATCGTCACCGCGTTCGCGGCGACCGCCGACGAGATGCACAGGAAGATCCGGCAGCCGCCGCCGATGCCGTCCGGTGTGCGCCCCAAGAACGACGCGGCGCCTGACATCGTGTACGTCGTCGGAGCCGCGGGCGTCGTGGGCACGTTGTAGCCCCACAGCACGTCCCACAGCTCCAGCCGCTGCACGACCGACGACGCGTACTGGACGCGTGATAGGTAGCCGACGGCGCTCCCGCCGAACGCGTTGATCGTCGGGAAGCCCGCCGTCGCATCCGTCGGGACCACGCCCGCCAGAGACGTCGTGAACGCCAACGTCCCCGCACCCGGGTTGCCCGCCTTGTCGAACACGGAGAACCGCGTGTTGGAGATCGTCGTCGTTGACTGGGTCTTGACGTACGGGATGATCTGCTTGGCGCCCGCGATGTAGCCGTCGCCGGTCGTGATGGCCACTACGCGACGCCCTCGTCGATGTCGCCGATTGCGATCGTGTACGTCCCCTGACCGGTGAACGTCTCCTGCGTCACGGCGCGCGACCCGTAGAACGTGCCGCCAGATGACGCCGACCAGTAGCCGACATACGCCACCGTCGACCCGGCCGGGATGTCGAACGCCTGGGCGTTCGTGTTCGACTTCACGCCCGAGGCGGCGGAACCCCACGTGATGCCCTCCCGGCTGTACGCCGGGGAACCGCCACTCAGCTCGTTCGCGCCGTTCGTGGACGGGTCGCCCGAGTGCAGCGACGCGTAGGCGAAGCCCGTGATGCCGGAGTCCAGGAGCAGGTTCTTGCCCGCGGTGTTCAGGCCAGCGGCCATCAGACCTCCTCGTCAACGATGCGAGACACAAAGCCGTCCGCGTCGCGCTCAACGCGACGTGCGATCGACCGTGCCGGGGTAGCGGGGGCCTTGCCATCGGGGTACAGAGCGGTCGGGATAGCGCCCGTATGGACGAGAAGTGAGAAGTCACCAGCGATGACCGCCGTCGTGACCGAGTCGGGGGTGTAGCCAGCGCGGATCAGTTCGCCCGCCGCGACAGCCAGCGTTCGTGCGGTCTCGGCACGCTGCTGCTCACCTTCCTGGAGCGCCGCAATGTCCACGGTGTCGAACCACAACCGCGAACCATCCGGGGCCTTGATCAGCTTGCCGAGCGCACCGACCATGGAACGCCACGTCGGCCGCGCGGTGATGTCCGCGAACCGTCGCATCGCGAGGCCATAGTTGGAGTAAGTCGCCGCGTCCAGGCCTTCCTTGAGCCCGACGACGATCGCGGGAACGCCACCCGCAGCAGCGATCCGGTTCTCCCCTGCCGCTTGCACGGCAGTGAAAGACATCTGTTCGAACGAGGCGCCGATGATCGTCGCGTCCGCACCCTCGTCCAGCAGCAGCGTCTTCCACGCGTTGTCGATGCCGGTGTTGCGCGCCGTCAACTGGGCCTTCACCCGGTTGAACTGAGACTCCTCAAGCTTCTGCTGGTACTTGACCAACAGGTTCGGGGTCGCCGCGTTGTCGAAGAACTTGCCCTTGTGCGACGTCATTGCCGAGTCGGACTCGATCTCCCGCACGACCGGCGTCAGCCACGACATGCCTCGGTACATCGATAGCGGGTCCGGAATTGGCGTCCAGTCCGCGACCTCATCTACCGGAAATACTTCCTCCAGCGGGTCGCCACAGCCGTCACGGTCGTACCCGTAGCCGACGACCTCATACGTCTCGTCGTCACGCTCGCCGAGGATGCGGACTACCCGGTCGGGGCGAAGGCGCTCCAGCCGGTCGCCCGCGTCCCGGATGAACGCCTGCCCGGCCAGGGACGCGTCCTGCTCCATGCGAACGATCAGGTCACCGGTCGTCCCACCCGGCCAGGGGTTCTCCAGCTTCGAAAGTTCCGGTGACCCGAACAGCTTCTTCGTCGCGAGGTCCTGGAACTTGAATGTCGCCTCGGACAGCAGCATCGCCCGCGCCAGGATGACCGCGAACACGATGCCGTTGCTTTGGTATGCCTGCTCGACGTACGCCTGGAACGACGGCTGAATGCGCTCGTAGCCGCCTTCCTTGTACGTCGTCAGCAGACCCGTCATGCGGGTGTCGATGGGTACGACGTAGCTGCCCATCCCGAACGACGAACGGAACTGGTCGAGAAGCCTCATTCACGGCCCCCCGGAGGTCTGTCGTCGTTCACGAGAAGGGAGACGGTCCCGAGTCCGAGGCCGGTCAGGATGACGGCGGCGGGCCAGTAGATGACGGCCGTGCCGAAGATGACGATGAGCAGGGCTAGCACGAACCCGAACAGCGGCAAGCGGTTCACGCGGCGGCTCGTTGCTGTGCCCACCGCGTCGCGTCCTGGGCGGCTAGCGCCTGCAATGCAGGGTTATCAGACGTGTAGCCGTTCGGCCGCAAGTGCGTGTACGGGACGGGCAGCGCGATTACGCCACCGTGGTCGCGTCGTGCGCGCCAGTCCAGGTCGTCGTCGCCGAACCACCAGCGGTATCCCTCATCCGCCCGCAAGCCCGTCGACAGGTCGAGCACCCAGCACGCGCCGTCGAGTACGCGGGGCCTGCGGGTATCCGTGACGAGCCCGACTGTGCCGACCGTTGCCAGTGCCGCCGGGGCCATTTCTGACACCAGCGCGTCCAGCGCGCCCGGTCCCAGTCGCACGTCATCGTTCAGGACGGCGACGTGCGTAGCGCCCCGCTCAGCCGCGAAGTCGATGCCGGTGTTCCACCAGCGGTGGATGTTGATCGGCCCGTCGTCGGTCAGGACGTGGCAGCCGGGAGCCTCCACGCCGGGAGCGGTCGCCACAACGACCACGTGATCCCGGGGCACGCCGCACGTCTTGATCGCACCGGCCAGCGTCGACCGGCCACGCGTCGGGATCGTCACCCACACACAGGACATTCGCGTTGCGTCCTCTCCACGAAGTCGTCGATTTCGCGCGCGAACCGCAGCCGCTTGGCCGCGTACCAGTCGTGTGCGCCCGCCGTCGCCAGCCGGGCCGTATCAACCTCGGCCGGGCTCCACGCGACCCCGTGCTGTACCCAGCCCTCGGCTTCGATCTGCGCCCGTGTCAGCAGGCCAGACGGGTACAGCAGGACTGGTGTCCCCAGCAGGATCGCTTCCACGTTGACGACCGAGAACTCGTCGAACGACACCAGTAGCTCGGCACCCGCCAGCAGGTCGACGACCTCGGTTCGAGTCGACGGCCAGGTACGCGTCATCTCGACCGCACCGGCTGGCACCAGTTCGGCGCGACGTCGGCCCTTGTGCACCCACACGACGACCCCGGACCTTGGGCCGTCCCGCCGCGCGAGCGCTTCGAGGTCAACGATGTCCACGGCCAGCGTCGGAAACTCCGAGCCGAAGTCCTGCCAGTCGAACGTCAAACCGTCAGCCGGAACGTCAACCGGGGCCAGCCGCCAACGCACGAGGCGTTCCGAACGGAACGGGTTGCCCTGCACGATCTCCGGCAGAACCACAATCGCCGCCGGATCAACCGCGTCGCCGTCGTGCACGATCTCCGCAACGCACCCGCGAGACTCAAGCTCGTCACGTAATTGGAACAGCGCCCGGATACCACCGACCTTGTGATCCCACGGCGGCGACCAGATCGCGTAGGGCCTCACACGAACCAGACCCCCGGCTCAACGACCGGCTCAGGCGTCGACTTGAGCAGCCAGTGCGCGTTGATCCACGACGTCACTGGAGCCGTATCGACCGGAGACTTCACGCGGTCCACGACCCACGCCCCGGCCAGTTCCTTCGCCAGACCCGAGTTCACGCCGAGATCCAGCGCCACGTCGAGCGCGTGCGCCGCGTCATCCACAGGAGAGCGACGACAGGACACAGCGCCCGTCCGTGTCGCGGTCGCTGCCATCGTGCACGCCTGCGACAACTGCGGCCCCGTCATCGCGACCACCAGTTCGCGCTTCGGCTCATCGAACGTTGACCGCAGATCGTTGATCAGCGCCGACGCCGGAGCCCCGTTACCCTGCACCGCGACGCCGCGGAACGGACGCTTCTGCGTTTCGCCGGCGAGCCACGCCACGACGTCCGCCGGATCGCACACGTGCACCACCTGGACGACCGGCTTGCCGTCCTCACCGTCCACCGCCGCCGACACCCACGCGTTCGGCTTCCGACCCGAACCCGGCGGCAACCACTGAACGTCGATCGACCATGCGGCCGACGCGCCCTCTGGCAGAACGGCATCCGGATTGCAGATCGCCGACCATCCGGGCAGCAGGGGGTCCGTGTCGTCTGGACCGGCCGGGTCCTCCCATACGCCCATGCGCTCGCGCAGGTACTCGACCGGGACCGCGGCAAGCGTGCGGCGCTCCTGCTCAAGGAAGTCCATCGTGATGCGTCGACCCGCCGCCGGGTTCACGCGCAGAACCGCCGCAAGATCGTCTAGCCAGCAGCCCGGCGTTCCAGGCTCGTGCCGGCACTCAACACCCAGTTCACACGTGCCCTGCTCCTGTGCCCACTCGATCCAGCCCAGGTTCGGATCAACGCCCGACCGTCCTCGCTTGCGAAGGCCACGAAGCACTACCGACGTCGGGACGCCAGGAGATGAGCCGTAGACGATGTGCGCGTTCGGCCGAGCTGACATCACCGGGACGAGCGCGCCCATCATCGACGGCTCGGTATACATTGCCTCGTCCATGTAAAGCCGTGGAGCCGTCATGCCACGACCGGACTTGCCCGTCCGAGCGATGACGTCCAGGCGCCCGCCCGACGTCAGGTCGATGCCTTCCTTGCCGTTCGAGATCCGGATTCGTTTAACCTCGGCCGACAGCCAGTCCGTGCCCTCGACGATCGAGCGGATGTCCTTGAACGCGTCCGTGCTCGTCTTGAACTCGTGCGCCGTCCAGACCACCCGCTCGACCTGCTGGACGAACAGGTCGTGCAAGGCGAGCCCGATCATGCACGCGGTCTTGAGGTTCTGCCGTGGCGCGACGATCCCCGACTCAAGGCCGATCCAGTCACCGTTCGCCTGCTGGGGAGCGAGCGCATGCAGCGCGTCCCGCTCCGGCTCGGCGACGTCGTACCCGATCGCGTCCATGAGGTCGGCGACCTCGTCGGCCAACGTGAAGCGAGCGCCCTCAGGAACGTAGAACGTGGTCGGCGGACAGTCAGCCGGTGCTAGCAGCTCGGTCGTTGTCACGGCGCTCCCGCAGCAGAGTCAGGGGCGTTGCGGCCTTGGGCTTCGCGAGAGCGGCCAGGTCCGCGTAGGCCGCCTGGTAGCGCGCAACAAGAGCGGCGTACCCGGGCACTCGCGGCGTCGTCCGGTCAACGTCATTCGCCAGGTGGACGGCCAGCGTTCCGATCGGCGTAGCGAGGTCGTCCGTAGTGAATGCGGCCAGCAGTGACCGGACGTTCAATCCGAAGTCCGGTGCATCGGCGGTATCAGGGTCGGCCGCCTGAATGTCCTTCGGTGCGTGGAGCTGGACAACGTCCCCACCGCGCGCGCGTGCGTCGGCCGCCCGTTTCTTGCACCGGCCTGAGCAGTACCGAGCCCGGGGAGTCTTTGCATCGAAAGCCTCGCCGCAGGTCGTGCACGTCGCGCGCATCGGATGACCTCCCCCCGGCGTATCGGTACCTTCGGGGCGCGGAGAGATCCGTCGGTTAGA